ATGCAGAGTCAGAGTGGGGTAAGAACTACGAGTTGTTTTGGGAGATGCGTGAAGAGTGTTTGCCAGTTCATTTGAGACTAGAAGATAATCCGAACGATCCTGGATTAACAAAAGAAAAACAAAATCACTATCTTGAAACAGGACAAGTGATTATGATGGATAGAGAGTGGAGTTGTTTTTCTAACGACTTCAGTAAACCCAAAGGGGTTGAATCTTTTATGGAGCTAACATGAAAATTATTGCTATTGGTGGCGAACCAGGATGCGGTAAGACCACGTTGATGAAAAAAATCATCGAACATTTCGAAGTTGAACCGAAGTATGATGAGTTTAAGTTAGTTCCTTACCTTCAAAAAGGTAACATTTATATTCTAGGTAAGTATGAAGAGGGACACGTTTTTGCTGGAACTGACCGAATGAGTATGGCTGTTCAACCCGAGGCAATTAAGTTTCTTTCAACATTACCAACTGACTCTATCGTCCTGTATGAAGGCGACCGACTATTCACAGCATCGTTTCTTGAAGATTGCCTTGACAAGTATGATCTAGACATTGTTTATCTTTCAACTGATAAAAATATTCGTACACAGCGTTATGCTGAACGTGGGAGTGAACAAGATGAAACTTGGTTGCGCGGTAGAGAAACTAAGATCTCTAACATTCTCACTAACATGAATCTACTATTCAATGTTAGCAAATATAATAATAACAACCTAGAAGAACAAAACTTAGTATTTGGTGAAATCCTAAAGATTATGGAGTGAAAAATGTCTATTGACAATGAGATCAATGTAAGCTATAATACAACAAATAACAATAGTTACTCAGTTAATGTTGAAGTTAATCCTGCTTCTACGATTGAAACCGTAACTAATATTTCTACTGTTAATTTTGCTGATGTAATTTATACCGATAGCGATACAACCACCGCTGTAGATTTTAGCCAAGGGAGTGACACCGTGACAGTAACACATTCAACACCTGAAGAAAAAATTTCTTACAAATACGCAGAAGATCGTATTATTTCCGACTTCAAACGCTATATAGATAAGACGTATGGTGCTCACTATCAAACTGAGAATAACGTCCAAGCATTTGATGCGTGGATTGCGCTCGGTGAAGCAACTCCTACTTTTCGAAACACTGCAGTAAAGTACCTGTGGCGCTATGGTAAGAAGGATGACAACAATAAAGAAGATTTGATGAAGACGCTACACTATACGCTCATGTGTCTTTACAATGATCACTATAAGGATGTTAAGTAATGGAAATTAAAATTGATCTTGATAAGCTAAGGGCAAACAAACTATTCGTAGCAACGCCGATGTATGGTGGTCAGTGTGCTGGTATGTTTGCTAAGTCTACTGCCGACCTTTCCGCTCTCTGCACTCATCACGGTATTCCGATTCAATTTTACTATTTGTTTAATGAGTCGTTGATTACTCGCGCTCGTAATTATTGCGCTGATGAGTTTATGCGTTCTGATGCGGAACATCTTATGTTTATTGACTCCGATATTGGTTTCAATCCCCAGGACGTTCTCGCTCTTATGGCGATGCAAGCCAATGAGCCAGAGAAGTACGACATCGTTGGTGGTCCGTATCCTAAGAAGTGCATAAGCTGGGAAAAGATCAAGCATGCAGTTGACAAGGGTGTTGCCGATCAAGATCCTAACGTCCTTGAGAAGTTCGTTGGTGATTATGTTTTCAACCCGAAGGGTGGTCAGCAGTCAATTCAGATCAGTGAACCTTGTGAAGTGCTTGAGATTGGTACGGGCTTTATGATGGTTAGTAAGCAAGCTATGAAGAAGTTTGCTGAAACATATCCTCAATATAACTACAAGCCCGATCACGTTCGCACTGCTGCTTTCGATGGTTCGCGTGAGATTATGATGTACTTCCAGGCTGAAGTTGATCCGAAGTCGAAGCGATATCTTTCGGAAGATTATTGGTTCTGTCAGAAGGCGCAGGAAGCTGGACTCAAGACATGGTTCTGTCCATGGATGAAGATGCAACATGTTGGTTCGTATATCTTCGGTGGCTCTCTCGCTGATCTTGCATCGATTGGTGTTTCTGCCACTGCTGATGTTGCTAAACTTGGTAAGACAAAGAAGTAAGGAGACTATATTATGAAACTCGACGCAAAAACCGTGAATGTTCTTAAGAATTTTTCTACAATCAATCCTTCAATGTTGTTCCGCGAAGGTAACACGTTGAAGACTATTTCTCCAACCAAGACTGTAATGGCAAAGGCTAATATTGATACACCTATCAATAAGAAGTTTGCTATCTATAATCTTGGTAAGCTACTCAGCACTCTTTCTTTCTATGACAATCCTGAGATTGAGTTGCGCGACCAGAACCTCGTAATAAGCAATGGTAATGGTAGCTCGACTACTCTCGCATACGCGGATGAGTCAACAATAAAGACTCCACCCGATCGAGAAATTACTCTCCCGTCTGTTGATGCCGAGTTTAAGATTTCTAACAGCGCACTCACAAACATCATGAAGATGCTTGGTACTCTTGGGCTTCCTGAGATTGCTATCGTTGGCGATGGTTCTAATCTTTTGGTAAGCGCACTTGATTCTAAGAACGCAGGTAGCGAGTGTCATACTGAAAAGGTTGGTACTACTAACAAAACATTCCGCGCTATCTTCAAGGCAGAAAATATCAAACTCATTCCTGGCGATTATGATGTTGCTGTTTCCTCTAAGGGAATTTCGCACTTCAAGGGCGCAGAAGCAGAATACTGGATTGCAGTCGAGCAGAACTCAACGTTCTGATTTGACTTTTGACTTGGGAGGGGCTATAATGGTTCCTCCCACTTTTTTGTTATGGAGAACTACACATGATTGATTTTTTCAAGCGTGTTAATATGATTCCTGTTGTGAATAGGAATATCGCAAATAATCTCACCAAAGATGTTTTCGGTAACCTCTCAGTAAAATTGAAGCAGTGTTCGTCTTGTTTGGTGTTTCAACCATACAGCAATTTCTACTTCAAAGCTGGAAAGGGAAATACACATAGGGATAGTATCCTATCTCGTGATCTTCGTTCGCATTGTATTCGTTGTTACGATTATTTGAACACGACATACAACAAAGGTGCGCGACCGAAGTATCATCCGACTAGAACTCTAGATGATTTTATTTGTGAAGAGGTGAATAAGGATGCTTGAACAATTTCTCTGGGTCGAAAAGTATCGTCCCAAGACTGTAGCCGAAACTATTCTTCCTGCTGAATTGAAGGCAACCTTCCAGCAGTTCGTTGACCAAAAACAAATCCCAAATCTTATTCTATCGGGCAGTGCTGGTGTTGGTAAAACGACAGTGGCGAAAGCTATGCTTGAAGAGCTTGAATGTGATTACATCGTCATCAATGGATCTATGAATGGCAATATCGACACCCTGCGAAACGAAATTAACAATTTCGCATCTACCGTATCTTTTTCTGGCGGGCGCAAGTACGTCATCCTTGACGAGGCAGATTACCTCAACGCCAATTCTACCCAACCAGCACTACGAAATTTCATGGAAGAGTTCTCCAGAAATTGCGGTTTCATTCTCACCTGCAACTTTAAAAATAGAATCATTGAACCGTTACATTCTAGGTGCTCTGTCGTAGATTTCAAGATCGGCAAGAAGGACATGGCAAAGCTCGCTGCTGAATTTATGCAGCGCGCATGCGATATTCTTCAAAAAGAAAATGTTGATTATGATAAGAAGGTAGTTGCCGAAGTTATCATGAAGCATTTTCCTGATTGGCGGCGAGTGCTTAATGAGTTGCAGCGTTATTCTGCGACAGGCAAGATTGATAGTGGCATCCTTGTTGATCTTGATGATGCTTCATTCAAGCAGCTGATTAAGTATGTAAAGGAAAAGAACTTTACTGAGATGCGTAAGTGGGTTGGTCAAAACATCGACTCTGATTCAAGCACGTTGTTTCGTAAATTTTATGACGATGCATCTAGTCTGTTGAAGAAAGATTCGATTCCTCCGCTGGTTGTACTTATTGCGCGCTATCAGTATCAGGCAGCATTTGTTGCTGATCATGAGATCAACTTCATGTCATTTTTGACGGAGGTTGCTGCGGAGCTAGAATTTCAATGACCCCATTTGACATAGCAGACGCAGTTAGATCAACAAAGAAATATCTAGCTGAGGAAGAACTTCCGAAAGGTATGTTCATGGTGAACAGGGCGCTCTCTTACCAGAGAGATGCTCTGTTTTATGCACAGGAAATGAACCTGAATCCTCAGCTAGATTCTCGCCTCCAGTTCGACTTCCTCTATCATAGTATCAGAAAGAATACTACGAAGAGCAAGGGTAAGTGGGGTAAGAGAGAAAAAAACACAGATATCGAACTGATTATTGAGTATTATGGCTATAACTACCAGCGAGCTATAGAAGCCTCTAGAATCCTAAATAAAGAGCAGTTGTCTTATATTAAGCAAAAGCTCTATCGAGGTGAGTAATTCGCTATGTTCATTAAGAACAACAAAAAATTGAATGGGGTAGTTAATGTCAATTATAGATTCGCTAGTGGAAGTGAAAATTGCTGAGCAAGAGGACTTCCTAAAAATTAAAGAAACGCTGACTCGCATCGGTGTAGCTTCTCGTAAAGAGAAAAAGCTATATCAGTCTTGTCACATTCTCCATAAGCAGAGCAAGTATTACATTGTTCATTTTAAGGAGCTTTTCGCTCTTGATGGCAAACCCTCTAATTTTTCAGATGAAGATAAGGGTCGCCGCAACACGATTGCAAAGTTGTTAGAAGATTGGGGTCTTATTAAAGTTGTTGACGAAGCATCGATTGATAACCCAAAGACGCCTATGAGCCAAATTAAAATTCTTACTCATAAAGAAAAAGATGGGTGGGAGTTAGTTGCAAAATATAACATAGGACGTAAGAAAACCTGATTTTGGAGATTTGTTATGATATTTTGGAAAAAGAAAAAGTATGTGCCCGATGACGAGAGGCTTCTTAAAGTAATCAAAATTTTGTTTCCGCCTCTTGAAGTTGCTAGAACACCAGACGGCACAAAGTATCACATCGACTATTCTATAGATTCAAATTTAGATGCAGTGTTGATGGATTTGCAAGAAGGCAACAATGATACTGCTTGTCACAAAACACTAGAAAGTTGCGTCAAGAAATTAAATGAAGTTCGTCGCGTATTAGAGGCATACGCAGAAATGGACGCCGAAGCAAAGTACCTAATTGTTGACAACGGCGAAGCTGACGCTGATCTTGACCTAGAGAATATCCAAATCCAAAAATAGCTTTACTTTTATCGCGAATCGCGGTATAAATGAAAGTCAACTAAACAGGAGAAAAATATGCTCGAGCTTGGCTATATTTTTGAATCCTTCCGTAAGCTAGACAATGCTATGGACAAGGTCGAGTTTATTAGGGGATTACAGGAGCTAAACCTTCCGTACGACCTTAACTATGAAAACTTGATCGCGGCTTGGGCGCGCAAAGCAGAGCTTGAGTCACCTGTAGCTTAACTATAATTTAAAGCTAGACCATAAAAAAAGTATGGTCTAGCTCTTTTTTTCCTTGTTTTAATTCTAAACTAGCGGTAGAATAAGAATATGGGAAAGGATGTAAAAATGACTCGTTTACCGCAATCATCTGTCGAGGCTATGCGCCTTATTGCTAAGACCCAGTTTCGTCCGTTCGATAAGAGCGACTTTATGGCTTGGTCGGGCTGTAATTCCGATGAGCCGTTTATCGGCGAATTTGAAGACATTATCGTTATCCTCGATGGTGACGCTGTAGTTTTCAATCGCTATAGCGAAGATGACGTTGAGTGGACCATTTTCAACCTTAGCTATAACGACGAATCTTATTGAAAAAAAGTCCTTGACATAATTCCCGAACGGCGCTATACTGGTAATAGTTAAGGAGAGTGAAATGTCTACGTACGACTGTTTCGTTGTGTTTGGTCCGCTTCTCGCCTTTGTTACGCTTCTGTCTATCGGCTTCGGCGTTGCTAGCTACCTCAACTTCAAAGAAGGAATCCGCTAATGTCTGGTCTTAGTCTTCTCGTTTCCGACAGCTGCGGCGTCTATATCCCGCTGCGTTTCGTCACCGACATGGATTTGGCTCAATGGAGCGGCATTAAGGATGAGGACGTAAAGATCCTCGAAGCTGGTCCCGACGCCGAGTGGTATTGGGAAGCATGGGACAGCGTCCTTGGTTCCGCTTACGCTACCATCAACGGTAAGGTTTGGCGTTTGTCGCAAGACGGCGATCTTTGGGCTTACTGCGAAGAGCTGATGACCGATGAGGAATACGAAGGTTTCTTTCAACGGGAGCGTGACTATGTCTGATGTTGAAATGCTTCGCGACGAGCTTTACCGTCGCCTTGACGATGCGCGTCGTGCTTCTGCAGTTAAGGTTGAGCCCGATGACGAATTCAATCTTGGCATCAACTGTCGTCTTGCCAACGAAGAAATGTGGCTGCTTGAGCTTCTCCATAAGCTCGAAATGAGCTATTGACTTATATTCAATCCCGCGCTATGATATGTCTATGGTTGATGAGGGAAACAAGATGTCTCGTGAATTTACGTCTCGTATGATCGAACTGCTAAACGATGGTCTGTTCAACAAGGATGATCTAATCGTCGATCTTCTCAACTTCTTGACTGAAGACGAGGTTAAGTGTTTCGTCAAGCGCCAAGATTTCTATGGTTTCGAAGATCTCGGTCATAAGTCCAGCTGGTTCGACTACGACGAAGATTTCCTTGAACGTGACGATGACAATGCTCTTGAAGAGGAGTTCAACTGATGCGTTTCGATGACTATTCCTTCGAGCTGACAGCCAAAGCTGTCTATCACATGAACGACTCTGCGCAAGAGTTGTACGATAATCCTGATCAGCTCCAGGATTTTATGGTATCCATGGCTTACCAGTACGGTCGTAACAGTACTTCTTTCGCCACTGGTGGCTTCTGCTTGTCGTTTTCGCCTTCTTCTGTCGATCGCGAAGATGTGTACGTTTCAGCTTCGGTGCAGCCATATCTTGTTATGAAGTATATCGAAGCTGTTACTAATCGTCTTGACACCATCCGTTCGCTGGCAGCTTAATCATGACCATGCATCTTCTTCCTGCGTTTGTTACAACAACAAACTCGCGTAAGCGTAAGAGTAAGATGACTGGTAAACAGAAGCTGCAGCAGCTCGCGCATCAGCAGTGGGTACAGTCTATGACCAAGGGTCAGCGATCCGATAAAAAAGTGCTTGACAAAATGTGGCGTCGCGAGTATACTAATAATATGGTGGTTGATCGTTCTGACTACGTTAGCGCTGGTATGACTCCTGGCTCTGCCGCTAAGAACGATCCCAAGGTTTACTCTGGCGAGCGCAAGCTGCTGGGTATTGCTACGATGCACAAGTCAAACATGGTTCCCGTGTTTGCCAAGTCCGACGCTGAAGATATCGCTAAGATGAGGAGAGGTTAAGATGGATTATATCTCTATTCAAGCCCAAGATCTGAGTGGCGTGTGGCGTACGTATCGCAACGTGCAAAATAACTCGCAGCGTATCCTGTCTGAAATGCAGGATCTCCAGCGCCAGTTCCCTAATTTTCGAATTCGTGCCGTCGATGCTGACGGACGAGTAGTTGACATACTCTGACAGCTGTCAACTTATTTTGTAATGTAGCAGATGGTCTGTTACAATATTCTATGGAGAAGTGAAGCATATGACTAAGACGAATCAGGTTCTCGCTGCCCTCAAGTCTGGCGAGCAGCTCACCGCCAATCAGATCGCCGCTCGTTACAGCGTCGGCAATCCGCACGAGGTTATCCGTTCTCTTCGCGAGAAGGGCTATGCGATCTACCTTAACGAGTGCACCAACTCTCGTGGTGAGACCACGCAGAAGTATCGCCTCGGCAAGCCTTCGCGTAAGATGGTTGCTGCTGCTTATTCAGTATTCGGCAACGCTGCCTTCGCTGGCTAATTAAATTTGTGGAGAGGGGTTGACTTTTATCCCTCTCCGCACTATACTAAATACTTCGCTGTTTGACAATAGATCAAAGTTGAAATGACCGTAAAGGTTGTTTCTTCATGGATACGCCAAGGCATTGATCGTG